TGAAAGAATTCGTAATGATGAAGATTATGATGATTGGGGTTATGGTACAGAACCATCATATGGATCTTCCTGGAAATAACTATAAATAAAGGAAGAAGTTTTTTGTCAGATGTCAATAAAAAGGATATCTAGATCATTTAAAGATATTAGTTTATCCTTTGAACCACATCCGGTCACAAAGGATCTACCAATCATTAAAAATGAAAATGCGATTATAAGATCTGTAAGAAATCTTATTGAGACTATTGTTACTGAAAAGTTTTTCAATTCAATTATTGGAACTCAACTTCGCTCTACATTATTTGAATTTTGTGATTATGCTACGGCATCGAACATACAATTACAAATTGAAACAAGTCTCAATAATTTCGAACCAAGAATTGAAGATGTACAAGTTTTGGTAGATCCACGACCAGATGAAAATACATTTTTAGTTACTGTCATCTTTGATATTATAGGACAAGAAATTCCAACACAAGAGTTCTCATTTCTACTAGAGGCAACGAGATAAAATGCCTTTTACAAAGTTTACTAATTTAGATTTTGACCAAATTAAAGCTTCGATTAAGGATTATCTTCGAGCAAACAGTAACTTTACTGATTTTGATTTCGAAGGTTCTAACTTTTCAGTTTTAATTGATACCTTAGCATATAACACGTATATTACGGCATTTAACTCTAATATGATTGTTAACGAATCTTTCTTAGATTCGGCTACATTAAGAGAAAATGTTGTTTCTCTTGCAAGAAATATTGGATATGTTCCAAGATCAAGAAAGTCTGCAGAAGCTCATATTTCCTTTGATGTTGATATTTCAACGGAAACTCTAAGTCCAACAATAACACTCAAGGCAGGTTTAGTATGTGTCGGAAGAGTTGCCAATAGTTCTTATGTATTTTCAATTCCAAATGATGTAACAACAACGATTAAAAATAATTTAGCTCAATTTACTGATGTTTCTATATTCCAAGGAACATTTCTCAAAAAGGAATTTGTCGTTGATGGATCTTTAGACCAGAGATTTATCTTAGAGAACTCATTTATTGATAGGTCTACGATTAGAGTGTATGTGAAGTCCCCGAGTGATAGTGGATTGGGATTTGAATACCAGGAAGTTGATAATATTCTAACATTAGATGGTGAATCAAAAATCTATCTGACTCAGGAGATACAGGATGAAAAGTATGAAATCATCTTTGGTGATGGAGTCATTGGTCAAAAATTAGAGAATGGATCTGTAATCACCGCAACTTATATCATTACCGATGGCATAGAGGGTAATGGAGCATCTCAGTTCTCATTTGCAGGTTCATTTAGAGATTCTAAAGATGCACCATTAATTAGTGATGTTATCTCAATCACAACACTACAGTCTTCTCAAAATGGAGCAGATATTGAATCCGTCGATTCTATCAAATATTTTGCACCTAGACTGTATTCTTCCCAATATAGGGCGGTTACATCAAGAGATTACGAGGCAATTATAAAAAGCATATATCCAGATACTGAGTCGGTATCTGTAGTTGGTGGGGAGGATTTAGATCCTCCAGAATATGGAACTGTTAATATAAGTATTAAACCTAAAAATGGCACATTTGTATCAGATTTTAATAAAGAACAAATACTGTCAAAATTGAAGCAATATAGTATATCTGGAATTAATCAAAAAATAGTAGACTTAAAATTACTTTATGTGGAGATTGATGCATCAGTTTATTATAACTATTCGTTGGTATCTTCAGTAGATAGTTTAAAATCAAAAGTAACAAAATCTCTGAATGAATATTCAAATTCAGTAGACCTCAATAAATTTGGGGGTAGATTTAAATATAGTAAAATTCTCCAGATTATTGATAATACCGATAGTTCTATAACATCAAACATAACTAAAGTTAAAATTAGAAGAGATTTAAAAGTAATTCCAAATTCACCAGTAACATATGAACTATGTTTTGGAAATAGATTTCATATAGTAAATCCAGATGGATATAATATCAAGAGCTCTGGATTTAAAGTTTTTGGGAACTCATCAGTAGTTTATGTTACTGATGAACCAAACAAGACCCCAACCGGTCAATTGGATGGCAGTAACAAAGGAAAACTTTATCTATTCAAATTTGGAAGTGATAATCAAGCATTAAAAATTTCAGGTGAAATAGGTTTTGTCGATTATGAAAAGGGTGAATTAATTTTAGGGTCTCCTGAACCAGTAATAATCGAATCTACTGTCCAACCATTCAACATCATAGAAGTACAGGCTTTCCCTGATTCCAATGATGTGGTTGGTCTGAAGGACTTATACATTTATTTTGATGTTTCAAAAAGTCAAATAAATATGGTTAAGGACGTGATTGCCTCTGGAGATAATATTTCTGGAGTCACATTTACTAGAGATTTTTATACTTCAAGTTATTCAAACGGGGATTTAACGAGGTCGTAATATGATACAAACCGGTTTTGATACCAGAATCAAGATTCAGCAAATTATTGAGAATCAACTTCCAGAATATATTTTAGATGAAAGTCCTAAAGTAGTTGATTTTCTGAAGCAATACTATGCTTCCCAGGAGTATCAATCTGGACCAGCAGATATAGTAGAGAATTTAGACCAATATATCAAAATAGATAATTTAGATCCTGAAGTTGTTTCTGGAACTACTAAATTAGTTGTAGATATTACCCCAACAAGTGATACAATTCAAGTAGAAAGTACAAAGGGATATCCAAATACATATGGTCTTTTAAAAATTGACAGTGAAATTATTACATATACTGGAATTACTACGAATACATTCACTGGATGTGTTAGAGGATTTAGTGGTATATCCAGTTATCATGACCCATTAGACCAAAGTGAATTAGTTTTTGAGAAAACTACTGCAGCATCTCACTTATCAAACTCGAACGTAACCAATTTAAGTTCTTTATTTTTAACAGAATTTTATAATAAAATAAAGTATACGTTCACCCCAGGATTAGAGAATTATAGTTTTGTACCGGAATTAAAAGTTGGTAATTTTATAAGTAGAGCAAGAGATTTTTATCAGGCAAAAGGAACAAACGCTGCATTTGAAATTTTATTTAGAATTTTATATAATGAAGATCCTACAGTTGTTGATTTAGAAAGATATCTGATTAAACCATCTTCTTCAAAATATGTTAAAAGAAAAGTCGTAGTAGTAGAATCTATATCAGGAAATCCAATTAATTTAATTGGGCAAACTATTAAAAAATCTACCGATAATTTATCGAGCGCATCTGTTTCAAATGTTGAGACTATTTCTAGAAGTGGAAAATTATATTATAAATTAGAATTATATGTTGGATTTGATGGTGAATCCGCAATACAAGGTGATTTTTCTATTACACCACAAACAAAAACAATAGAAAACGTATCGGCAGGTTCTTCCACAATTACTGTAGATTCTACTGTACCTTTTAGTAATTCTGGAACATTACTCATTGAAGGTAACAAGGTAACTTATGATTATAAAACTATTAACCAGTTTCTCGGATGTTCATTAATAGATTTTGAAATTGAAACATCAACTAACGTAACATTTGATGAATATTATTATGGATATGAAAATGGTGATTTAAATAATGAAGTTAGAATTAGAATAACTGGAATTATTTCCAAATATACAAATACTAATGATTTCAACTTATGTAATGTTGGTGAAGAATTAATTGTTGGCGGTATTGGTAGAGAAGTAAAAAATCCAACTTTAAATAAAACTTATAATGAAACTTTTTCAAATACTTTAATTTATAATACAAATCCCAGATATTATGTAAAATACGTTGGTCCAAATAATTTCGAAACTGGTACAGATGTAGATAAATCCAGTTTAGCCGTTGGTGATGCTGTAGATATTTTAATTAGAGGGACACAAAATATTGTTTCTTCAGATGGAGCTATTGTTAGTAGTATTTCAGCCGACAATAGAAAAATAATCTTAACCAATTTACTTGATTCAAATGGTCAGGCATTCAATCCATCTGATCCTAGTAAAACTTATTATAATTTAGATTTAGATATTAGAAGAAAACTTAAGAAGGCTTCGAGTACAGGTACTACAATTAAATTTGGAAATAATTCAGTACTATGTAATGTTCAAAACCTTTACACTGATATTAATGAAGATCTGTATGTTGCTTCTAATTCTTTACCAGAATATTCGATTTCAAACTATATCTATGAAATAACAATTCCAGAAATAAGTACATCATATTTGGTTGATAGAGATGTAGTAAAAGAAAAGTACACTTCCATCTCTTTTGATTTTTCTACAGGATCTGATAATTTTTCTAAAGGTTTTTCTTCTGTACCATTTTTGACGGGGGATAAAGTTTATTACAAGCCACAAAATAAACCAATTCCAGGATTGGAAGAAGGTGATTATTACGTCCAAGTATTAGATTCAAATAGAATTAGATTATATTTTTCTCTATCATTTATTGTTGATGAACAATACATTGAGTTTAGTTTACCTTTTAATGCTGAAGATTCTATTGGATCACATACATTTACCCTTACATCTCAAAAGGGAAAGGACATTTCTCCACAAAAAGTTCTTAGAAAATTTAACACAAATAATTTCATAAGAGAAGTTCCTGGAAAAGAGACAATTCCTGGATCAGTTGGGATGTTAGTTAATGGCGTTGAAATTTATAATTTTAAATCTCAGGATAAAATTTATTATGGTCCTATCAAATCTGTAACTATAGCAAATAGTGGAGAAGGTTATGATGTAATTAATCCTCCACAGATTTTAGTCGATAGTGAGGTTGGTAGTGGATGTAAAATTCAACCAGTTGTTTCTGGTTCATTTGAAAAAGTATTTGTAGATAATCAGGAATTTGATTTAGATTCAGTTGTTTCTATTCAAGTCACTGGTGGTAACGGATCTGGGGCTGTTTTAGAACCTTTACTAGAAAGAAGAAGTAGAAAATTATTTTTTGATGCTACTCAAATTGATATTTCTAATGAAATTATTTTATTTGAAAAAGAACATTATTTAAAAAATGGAGATACGATTTCATATTCATCCAACTCCAATTTACCATTAGGGACTGGAAATTTTAAAGGAAGTAATGCTTCAAGTGGAAAATTCTTAGTTAATGGATCTAATTACTATGCAAAAGTAATCAATTCAAGGGCTATCGAAGTATATCCAAGTTTTACAGATTTTAATTCTGGAATCAATACCGTTGGATTTACTACAATTAATTCCAATGGAATACATTTATTCCAGACTCTAAATGAGAAAAAATATTTAAGTCAAGTTAATGTTATTAATGGTGGTAGTGGGTATACACATAGGAAACTAATTGTAAATCCGTCTGGAATATCAACGCAATCTCATACTATTAGTTTTGAAAATCATGGATTTAGTAATGGTGACGTTATAGCTTATTCATATGATACTACGCCAATTTCTGGTCTTTCAACAACAACTCAATATAGAGTTTTAGTTGTAAATAATAATTCATTCAGAATATCTGATTGTGGTGTTGGATGCACAAACCCAGCAGATTTTAATTATGAAATATATTCAAAATTACTTTCTCAAGGATCTGGATATCAATATTTTAGTTATCCGGAAATAACTGTAAGTGCTGTAATATCTAGTGGAATAGGATCTCTCAGTGTTGTTGGTGTAATCACTGCAACCCCAGTAGTTAAAGGAAGTATTATTGATGCATACTTGTACGATGAAGGTCAAAATTATGGATCTACTGTTTTAAATTTAAATAAAAAACCAATTGTAAAAGTTATAAGTGGATCTGGTGCCGAATTAGTAGCTAGGATATCATTAGGTTCTATTGAATCTGTACAGATTAATTTTGGTGGCAATAACTATAATTCTGTTCCTGACTTGATAGTTGATGGTGATGGAACGGGCGCAGTTTTAAGGGCAATTGTAGAAAATAAAAGAATAACTGAAGTTATAATTATAAATCCAGGTATTGGATATAGTAGAGCAAAAATTAGAGTTTCTTCTCCCGGAAAAAATGCTATTGTAGATGTTACTGTAAGAGATTTAACTGTAAATACTTTAAATAAATTTGGAGATGATTTGCTATTTGGACAGGAAAATTTACAATACTTTGTCTCAGGATACAATTCGCAAGTTCGTTCTTCCGTACAAGATACTTCGGAAATAACTTTAAGTCACTCTCCAATTATTGGTTGGGCATATGATGGAAATCCAATTTATGGTTCATTTGGATTTTCAGATCCAAGTGACACTACATCAACTAAGAGATTAGTACCTGGGTATAGTTTAGATTCTAGTTCAGTAGTTAACAGACCATCTGGGTTCCCTGATGGATTTTTTGTCGAGGATTATAACTACAATAATTCTGGTGATTTGGATGAATGTAACGGTAGATACTGCAAAACTCCAGAATTTCCTGATGGTGTGTATGCATACTTTGCTACAACAATTGTATCCGGTTCATCAGTAGTACCTAGATTCCCATATTTTATTGGAAATAGATATAGAAATGAATATATTGAAGAAAATAGAACTTTAAGTCAATCATTTGATTTTAACAATTCATCTTTATTAAGGAATACATTCCCATATAAAACAAATGATCTCTTTACTGATAATGATGGTTTGGTTGAATCCTATGATCTAATAAATCAGAAGTCAGTAATAGAATCAATTTCCAAGGGAGTTATAGATGGATTTGATATCATCAATGGTGGAGAAAATTATAGAGTAGGTGATTCTTTAGTATTTAAAAAAGATATTACTGGAAGTGGTTTAGATGTAAAAGTCAATACCATCTTAGGTAAAGATATAATCGAAATTAATACAACAGTAAATTCATATAATAATGTAATTTTTACAAAAAGTAATAAAAATCAAGTAAACGTTACTGTATCCCCATTCCATGAATTTAACAATGGAGATTATGTGAATGTTTCTGGTCTTAGTACTGATCTATCCAAATTAAATGGTGGATATAATGTGGGGGTAATTTCTTATAGAAGTAGTTTATTAAAAGATATCCCACAAAATGCTCAACCAGGAATTATAACCGATATATACGTCTCCAATATTCCTACAAGTATTTCTATAGGGAGTAGTATTCAGATAAATTCTGAAAAATTTGGAATTGTAGATATTTTAAGAGAACAAAATGTTCTGAGAGTAAAAAGATCTACATCTACACAAACATACTCTGGAATTTCATCTACAATAGTAAATTATATTCCAGATACGTTTACAATTAATCAAATTGTCGATGATTTTGATTCTAAAGTAAATAAACTATTTTTCTTCAATCCTAGGGAAACTATTGGATTGGGAACCAATGTTGGAGTTGGAACAACTGCATTATATTCACTATTTGGTCAAACATACGTTGGCATAGGAACCACTGGAATTAGGTCTAATTTAGTAAGAAATTTAAAAACATCTAGTATATTCTTACCAGACCACAAATTAAGAACAGGTGATGTAGTTAAATTTACAAAACCAATTCCAGCTGACTATTTTGCAGTTGAAAGTGGAATTACAACTACGGGAATTGCAACATTTACAATACCAAGAACAACTGGAGATATAAATTCACAACTATTCTATGCTATTAATAATGGTGGTGATTTTATCGGGTTATCTACTGAGTATGGTCCGGTTGGTGATAATTTACAAAATGGATTGTATGGTAAAAAGTACGCTGGATATTATGCAGATAGCATTACATTTTTCAATTCGTCTACTTACACTGGAATTTCTACAATAACTTCTAGATTGTACAATTACGGTGGTGAAAGTGATAATAATTTTAGTTGGCAATGGTTTGGATATTATAAGGCAGTATCTTCTGGAATCAATACCTTTACAGTATCTTCAACTGGTTCATCTTACTTATGGATAGGGCAAAATGCAATAAGTGGATTTACTACAAATAATGCGTTAGTTAAATCCCCAGGAACTACTCCAGCTGGTGCAGGATCAGTTTCAAATGTATCCAGTGCTACTACAAGTCTAATAAAAAATCAATACTATCCAGTGAGAATAGTTTCCGGAAGGACTGTTACTGGGACAATATCCGTATCTGCTCAGGGTGTTGGAGCTGCTTCCACAGCATCAAATATTTTTTACAATGCTCAAGAGTCATTAACAAATTCAACAGAACCAAAACCACTATTTTTTGCAAATCTAGGTTCTACAAATAGTTATGAATATAAAATAGAATCTGTATATCCACAGAAGTTAGGAAAAGTTGAAAAAATAAAAGCAACTGTATCAGTATCAACTGACCATCAATTAAGAGTTGGAGATAAAATTACATTAAATGTAATTCCAAACACTAGTGTAGGTGTTGGTACTACTAGTCCATTAACTATAAAGTATAATTCAAGTATCGATAAAATAATTATTGATTCATTCAACGTTCAACCAACTGGAATAAACACATTCAATAGTTCTATTCAAATCCTCAATCATACATTTAAAACAGGTGATAAAGTTTTATATGAAAATAGTGGAACTGTTGGTATTGAAACTGGGACATATTTTATCCTAACAGTTGATTCTAACAATATTCAATTGTGCGAAACTTATAAGTCACTAGTGAATGATCCACCAAAGGTAGTAAGCATTGGAAATACAGGAATAGTTGGACAAACAATTTCAAAAATTAACCCACAAATAAATCCAACTATTGGTAATAATCTAGTATTAGATGTTTCTGATGTTTCCTTAAGAGGATATAAATTTAAATTATTTTATGATAATGAATTTAAAAATGAATTTATTTCAGTAGATGATGTAAGTACATTTAGTTTAAGTGGAATTGGAAGTTTAGGATATTCTGGTTCTGAAATAACACTGAAATATTCTGAAAATCTACCACAACAGTTATATTATACCTTAGAAAAATCTTCTAGTATTTTATTACCAGATATTGAAACTAAAAATTATTCCACTATAAAATTTGTTAATAGTGATTATATTGGAAATTATGAAATTTTTTCAATTGGTGTAAGTACTGTATCATCATCTAGCACTACTTTTGATATTAATCTTCCAAAAATTCCAGAAAGATATGATTATGATGCTTCTGAATGTTCGACAATTAAATACAATACAACTTCTAGGAGTGCTTATGGGTCTATTAATAATTTAAAAGTTCTTTCTTTAGGTTCTAACTATTCTAAATTACCATCGGTTGAAAGAATTGAAAGTGAGCAGGGAATTGGTGCTTATGTTATCCCAACCTCAGCATCTATTGGTAAACTAGGAGAAATTAAGTTATTTAATCAAGGATATGAATATCCATCGGATAAAACTTTAAGACCTTTTTCCAAAAAATCAATTAAGTGTATAGTTAATGATTATTTTTCTCTCAAATCTGTTAGTGTTGAATATGGCGGAAACAACTATATCTCTCCACCGGATATAGTATTTTATAACGTAAGGGATGATATAACTGTATCAGAAGCTCTATTTGAAGTTAATTTAAAAGGAAATTCAATTACTTCAGTCGATGTTCTGAGTAATCCAAAAGGAATTTCAGTAAATCCTTCAGATAGTAAAATTGCTGCTATTAACAACCAGAACGGAGTAGCCGTAGATAAAGTTTTTGCATCAGGTACTGGAATTGTAACATGCATTTTAACAACACCAGTTTTGGGATTTTCTGAAAATTGATCCCGGAAATATTCTCCAAAATCAAGATTCTTTTGCAAGTATTATAAAATCTGTAAACTATCCAAGATTTGGAATAGAAATAAGCAGAGTTGATTCATCTCCATTTATAAATGGCGAAGGTCTAAAAGTTAAGGATGCAAATGGTGTTTTCCTTAATACGGATTTAATACTTAAATCATTTGATGATGGATTTATTGTAATTGATGGAGATTATGATTTATTGCGCGGATCAGTAATTTTAGGTGTTGATTCTGGTTCTATAGCAACTATAGAAAAAATATTCCCAAGAGAGGGAATATTTGAAACAGATTATTCAACTGATATAATTTATTCTTGGGAAAGCGATACTGGAAGATTAAACGATAACATTCAAGTAATTAATGATAATGATTACTATCAAAATCTATCATATACCATTAAGAGCTCTTTACAGTATAACGAATTAATAACTCCAGTAAATTCTTTATTACATCCATCTGGGATGAAGAATTTTGCTGATACTCAATTAGAAACAAACGCAGCTTCAGAATATGATTTAAATGCAATTGAGCAGTCAGTATATCTGTATGATATTCAGAATGAAAATAGAGTTGATACCATTAATAACTATGCATTGGCAGTAGATTATAATGTTGATCAAACAAGAAATGCATCCAAATTTATAAAACTTAATAATAAAAAATTAACAAGTTACATTAAGTGTATTTCTAATAGGGCATTACAAATTGACGATATATCTACACAATTTACAAATAATGATACTCCTGCGCCTGGATATGCAGATTTGTTCATTACTGATTCTACAGAAAATTATGGTACGTACTTAATACAGATTTTAAATTCTTCTGACTTCTTAGCACAATTGACGGATGTGGTTGTTATTGTAAACAATAATTATGATGTCTTCACTTTACAGAGAGCTACTTTAAATAATTCAGTACGCTCAATTGGTGAAATAGACGGTTATATTGATGATTTTAATAATATTAGAATAAGATTTGATCCATTCGATCCGTTTAATGAAGATTATGATATTAAAACAATAAGAACCACAACTCCATCAATTGCTTCAGTTGGAGTTGGAAGTACATCTATTGGATTTGTTGATATAAGAACTTCTTCTAATCTAGTTTCATCTGGAACAACATCATCACTAATAGAAGTTCCAACTAATTATGATAAAATATTTGCAACGATTCAGTTAACAGATCTAACTACAAATACAATATGTTTTGCTGAAACTTATATTACATTTGATGGAACAGATACTTATTCTACCAGATATGATTATGAGACTTATTCAAGAACAACTAACTTCTCCAATGAATTTATTGGTCAATTAGATACTTCCATAAGTGGTGGTAAGATTTCAGTTAATTATTATAATGATTCCAGCAATTCTATCAGAATTAATACTAGGGCGGTAGTTTTTGGTCCTACTTCTTCTGGAATTGGCACTTATTATTTCTTAGCTTCAGGGCAACCCAGTGATTCTGTAAGATCTGCTAGATATGAATCGAAGTTTACAAGTACAAGAGCAACTTCTTCTGTAGGGATAGTTACGTATTCAAGATTAGATGTTTCATCATTTAAAGCAAAAATTGCAGTAAGTGTTGGATCTAGTAGTGAGCTTCATCAATTCTTAGTTCTTGATGTTTTAAACGATGCAGGATTCACCCAAACAACACAATATCCTCTCTTATCGATAAATGATTATGCTGTTGGAATTGGAACGTTTGGGATAGAGAAAGATAGTACAAATTTGACATTCAAATTCTATCCAAATACTTCACTAGGGAATTCAAATATTAGTATTAAATATTTTGCTGAAGTTTTCCAAAAAGAGTATGACAGTTTAAATATACCAGAACCTCTTACCCTTGGACCTGCAGTAGATACTTTTGCTCTAGAGTTCTATAATGGAGCCCAGGCAAATAGAATTAATAAGTTGGATTATGATGCAAATTATAATGGTATACCAATTTTTGAAAAGAGATTTAATCCAAGCAACCAATCAGTAATAAATTACACAACTGGTACTATTACAATCCCAGACCATTTTTATAATACTGGTGAAGAATTGACTTATACACCAGATACTTCATTTGTTGGATTTGCTGTTACTGCAATTGGAATTGGTTCAACTGCAAATTATGTCGGTGTAGTTACAAATAAACTACCTCCAGTAGTCTATCCAATTAGACTTGATAATAACAATTTTAAATTGGCAACAAGACAAGAATATGCTCAAGCTGGTATTTTCGTAACATTTACCAGCCCAGGTCTTGGAAATTATCATGCATTGACAATGACTAAGAAGTTAGAAAAATCTTTAGTTGTCGTTGATAGTGTTGTGCAAGCGCCAGTCACATATTGTTTGGTTGATCATAGATTAAAATATAATACAAATATTATCTCTGGAGGTACTGGAATTGGTGCTGGTAATACAGCGTTTGCTATTAGTGGAATTTCCTCCATTCAACCAACTGACCTATTAAAAATTGATGATGAAATTATTAAAGTCAACATTGTAGGACTTGGTACAACATCAGGAGCTTTAGTTAGTGGATTAGGCACATTCTATATTTTAGAAGGTACTAGAGGGTATGCTGGAACTTTAGCAACATCACATATCAATGATGTTACCATGCGTCTTTATAGAGGCGGATATAATATTGTTGGTAACAAAATTTGGTTTACTGAACCTCCCAGAGGTAATGCTGTTACTGAAAGGGATGAAGCAAATCAACTTCAACCAAAATCATCATTTGCGGGTAGAGTCTTCTTGAGAAAAGATTATGCTAGCAACGCTTTATATGATGATATTTCGGAAACTTTTACTGGACTAGACCAAAGATATGTACTCACCAGACTTGGACTCAATACAACGGGTATTGGTTCAACTGGTGGTAATGGATTAGTATTCATTAACAGTATATTCCAAACTCCTTCAACTTCAAATAATACTGGAAACAATTTTATAATAGAAGACAATGCTGCTGTTGGTATCACTAGTATTATCTTTAGTGGAATTACGTCAAGTAATGGATCATTAATAGTAAGTGACTCGGATGTTACACAAAATCAATTGCCAAGGGGTGGTCTAATTGTTTCTCTTGGATCATCTCAAGGAATTGGATATGCACCATTAGTTGGTATTGGAAGTACGGCACTTGATATTCGACTCACTTCTGGTAGTATTTCATCAATTGGATTCACGACATCATTTATTGTTGGATTTGCATTCACTGGAAATATTGGCATTACATCCACTATAATTACTGGCGTCACAACAAATTCAATTTCAATTGGTAATGAGATTAGAGCAGTGGGTGTTGTTACTACGGGAACCACCCGTATTGTTGGAATTGGAACTAGTGCGGTAACTATTAATCAACCATCATTAAATGGTGTTGCATTATCAACATCTTTCCAAATAAGAAGTAAACCAGTTTTTGGTTCTGGATATTTCGGAAGAGTATCCATAGGATTCTCCGATGCTACTGGTAGTGGTGCAGAAATTTATGGAACTGTTGGTTCTGGCGGAAGTATTTCTGGATTTGTAATCTCTAATGGTGGAAGTGGATATACCAATCCAACACCACTTGTTCCACCACCATCCTACTCTAATTTATCTGTTACTGGTGTAAGTAGATTAAGTATAGGGACAACAACCATTACTGGGGTAGGTCTTCTACTTGATGTGACTGTTGGTGGGCAAGCAGAACCAACTCCAATATCTGGTAGAAATGCTGATGCTTCTAGATTGATTTTAAGTAATAAAACCCTGATTGCTGAAGAAAGTGTCGGTAGAATGTTAAATCAATTCCCAGGATTTAGTGTTCCGAATGGAAATCAGAACTGTATTGATGATATTGTCGATGTTTTAGAGGCAATTTCATATAACTTACAATATGGTGGAAATAACCAAGTATATGATGCTGCAAAAATTTATATCGATAATGATTATCTATCTGGAGAAGAAACGCAATCAATTTTTGCGTTTGTTCAAGCGAGGGACATTGCTATTCAAGCAATGAGAAATGTAGGTATTGGAACTTCTAAATCTTGTACAGTAGGAATAACAACTACAATAATCACTGGTATCAATACCATTGGCATTTCAACCAATAGGCAAGTTAGATTTACTCCTGGCATTATTCTAAATGGTACTACAATTACAAGAATAGGAGTAGGTTCAATTTTTATAACTCCAGCATCTATAAATGCAGGTTCAATTAGTACTTCCCTTATCATATCACAATATTCCAATTTAGGTCAGTTTGTTGATTATACTGTTGAAGGTGATATTTCTGGTATACCAGGATCATATACTGTAGGAGATTGTGCTGACGTAGCTTCCGCAATCGGGTCATTTGTCGGGATTATTACTGCTGCAATATCTTCGGACTCCTTACCAGCAAATAAAGTAGGAATAGTTTCCTCATATAATGAAGTTAAATCATTCTCAATTAAACGAACAGGATATGGATTCAAAGTTGGTGACGTATTTAAACCTGTAGGTTTAGTTACTGCTGCAAGTCTAAGTAGACCGATTCAAGAATTTACACT